TCGTAGAAATCATCACCAATAGTGAACTCAGTAGCAGGTGGGTTTAAGTTTGCAAAGGCATCATCATCCTCATCGCCATCATCTGCAGGTGGGATCTCTTGGCCGGTTGTAGCTGTTTGTGGTGGCATGTTGCCATCATTATCTACTACGGCGTTAGGGTTGTGGTTTGCCGGTGCTGTAGGCTCGCTTGTAGCGGTAACAGGCCTATTAACTACTGGTTCTGCACCATCTGCTCTGCGAGCGTAGCCAACTTTGCCGATAATCGCTAGGTTTGCGGCGTTCACGAGCTCTTGCAGATCACCAACTGCCTCAGGTGTTTTAGTTTGTAGCACGTAAGCAGGCGCAATACCACCAAGGAAAACGTAGGCAGCGCCACCCATGAGCACCTTGGTTTCGCCTGGCTCAAAGGTAATTTCCTCATATTGGCGATCAACAACCTTGCGGCTTACCTGATCAGGGGTTTCTATATTCTCACCAACGCAATACTTAAAGTAGTACGGCTTATCTAAGATGTTTTGCACTTCTATTGGATCCGTAGGCCTAAATTGCTCATATACCCAATCGGCCAGTGTTTTTATGTCTTGTGAGATCGTGTTTTGCGATGGCTGCATGCCTATTTACCCCTTTATTACTAGATGATTATTTACAATAAGCATTATAGCACTATTGTATTTAGCACCCTAGCAACCACCGCCAAGTGGTTTGTTGTTAGTTGGTTGCCTCTGGCTCTATCAGATCAGCATTACCAAACTTTTTAGCATTTGTATCAACAGCCCTGCCCCTAAACTCCCAGAGGATGCGGCGCAGGATGCGCTTTTGTGATTTGCGCTGTTCAATGTCTGCATAGGTGGCATCAACGTAATCAAGCAATCTACCCTCAAGTTGCTGTAGTAGCTCATAGCCAAACAGCGGTGCGGCATACGTATCGTGCATGCCATCCTTAGGGTATTGCTCGCCCTCGTAGTGATGCTCAAACACCAACGCCACAGGGTAAAGCTCATCAGGCGCAATGCCCTCAGATTTCTTTATTGTGCGGATCAGTGTTTTTTGTGATTTAACCATTGCTGGCTGGCGTGCGAGCTCGCTAGGATCAGCGTACTCATCAAACACACGCTCTTGGTTACTTTCAAGCAACCATAATTTGCCCTCATACTTACTACTCATATCTAAACTATCCTCTCTAAACTACACTATGGCGGTGATTGTTAAGGTGCTTGTGCTCATTATAGCAAAAAGCCCCTGCACTGAGCAGAGGCTTTTCTGGCCGTATTAACTAGTGGCTTATTCTAGGTTGAGATCAACACCTGAGTACTGAGCAGTGGTACCAGCCTGGATGGCTACACCAACAATCTGATCAGTAACCGCTGCGGTACCGATACCCTCAACTGCACCAGCTGTGGTTGCAGATGGGATAACTGGATCGGCGATTGCAACAGCCGTACCCTCTACGAGTACTGCAGCTACACCGGTTGTTTGCAACCAGCCATACTCACCGCTAGCCAAGGCTCGTGGCGCAACACCAACTCGGCGCAATGCCAGTGTGGATGAAACTGTTACACCGTTGAACTTGTTAGGGTATAGGTGAGCCTTACTATCAGAACTTGATAGAGCTACTTTTACAGATCCCTCAATGTACACCTTGGTTGTACCGCTTGATGCACAAGCAGTGTTTCCCTTGATGCGGAACGATTGGCCGATACCAGTACCAGCGTTGATCACAATCAAACCGCCCTTGTACTGATCCTCGGTAACTGCGGTTGCACCAACCGTTACCTCAATAACCTCATCGCCAATAGCTGCTGAGTTGGTAGCACGAGCACCAACGTGGTTGGCGGTGTTACTTGCAGCTGCCACTAACTGGCCTGCGCCTACCGCACCGCCAGCTTTTGCATAGCGGAACGATCGGCCATTTTCATCCGTGCCGTATTGGCCGAGTGGGTGCAGTTGTACTGTACCTACGTCAAGGATGTCGCTTTGTGTCAATAATTGTGAACGCATTGTATTATTCTCCTCTATTCCTTATTAAGTTTTGTTAATTAACTTACCTTGGCGGCGAGGGGCACGGTTCACGAACTGGCCAAAGACTAGGAACGCACCGATTTCGCCGTGTTGGTTGATTGATTTCATCATATCACGGAACTGGATCGGGCTAGATGTAAACTCACCGCTCACATCATCAACCTCAGTCTGTACGGAAACCTGGCGAAGTGTATCATCTTTCAATGATCGGAACTCCATCTTGTTTTCGTTCAACCAGTAGAACTTACCTGACAAACACTTATCATCAGCAACCACAGGTCGGCCACGTAGTGAGATAGCGTTAAAGCCAGCTGCACCCTTTAGCTCAGTTTGTGGAACCAACTCACCCTTAGGTGTGCGGCCGCTAACTTTGTTGTAGCCACTGATTGCAGTAGATACATAGTGCGCCTGGATCTGGCTGTTCATAGCCGTTTCAAGCGTACGGAACAAAGTCTTAGTAGTAAGGCCGATAGTTGGTGCCTCCTCTGCATCACCAGCTGCGCTGATGCTGTCAAAGTTAGCAAACGCTAGAGCAAGCGTAATGGCTGTGCTCGTAGTATCCTCGGTAGATACCATCCATGAGTAGCTTGAGCGAGTGATACCACCGTAGCTAGTAGCGTTGGTACCTGCATCAACTGCAACCTCAAGGCCATCAAAGTCATCGCCAACACCAGTGTTGTAGAACATTGAGCCGAGATTATCACGCATTGCCTCACGTGCCTCATCCATTTTTTCACTAACATAGCTGAGCACCTGCATATCGCCAGCCTGAGCGTTGATAGCTCGCTGTATACCAGGGATAACCACTGGTTCTGCGTATGCTTGTACGGTGAACTCTAGGTAACGTACGTTGTTACCGGTGCTGGTATCCCATGGGGTCATACCTGTAAAGCTTGAGCCGTTAGTTTTCTTTGCTACACGTACTGGAACACGATAGTTAGCGCCGTTCCAATCAGTAACCAACTCACCAAAAAGGCGTGCGAGCCAAACAGTGCTGTTGCTCACTTGGTTTACGATTGTAGGTAGCACATCGTTTTGTGTGATAGTTGTTACTGTTTCAGATAACATGCTATTTACCTCGTTTATTATTTACTAAATAAAAAAACACGCAGCGTTGGCTGCGTGCCTTTATGCTTGTAATATATCACAAGCTTTTAATGCAATGCAAGTACTTTTTTACTCAGGCCGATGAGTTAGCCGTTTGCCACGCTCAGCTTGCAGTAGATCAAACTCATTTTGAGTTAGTATGTTAATATCAACAACCTTGTGATCATCTGTATTGCCATACACGCCATCAAGCTTAGCCAAGGCTGCCTGCTCATCGTCTGCCTCAACAATGCCTGCATTTGGTTTTTCATCATTGGCTGCCTTAACACTATAATAAAAGGTTTTCATTATACCCTCGCCGGCCAGCACCAGGTGCCTGGTTCTTGATCATCAAGGTTTTCAGGCGTACCTACTTGTGGCACATCCCACTCCTGATAGCATCCGTTTACATTTTCACTAATAGGCGCATCTGCACGATCGCCTATAAAATCATCAGCTGTGGCACGTTTGCCTGGCTTGCCTGGTGTGAACACCGTGAGGTGTACATTAAAATCACCAGTAAGCCCCTCAATATAGCCTTTTTCTACATTTTCCTGCACCAATGTTTCTTTGGTAGCGGTAATGATCGCCGGCACACTGTAGGCACCGGTGCGTGATCGGTAGATCACTATCCTGCCAATGCTAGGCATCATCAGTAGGCTCACCATCTGAGCCATCATCAGCTGGCTCAACCTCAACTGGTTCAATCAAACCTGGCGCAAAAACAGATACCTCCTCATCGGTAAGCTCTAAAATGCTGCCTGGTTCATGCACGGTGCCTTGTGGGTACTCAACACCACCACCAAGCTCACCAGGCAATACCCTATATTGCTTTTTAACTGGCTCATCAGTGGTAATATCATCGGTGTTTTCCTGCTCGCCTGGATCCTCTGCAGGTGGCTGATCGGCAGTTGTGTTAGTATCCTCATCGGCCTCAAACACAACATTACTTTGGTGATCGCCAAGCTTAAATACACGAGGGTAGTTACCATCCTCACCACGCTCAGGTAGCTGCGATACCGCCGCTACATCAACGGTTTTAACATTTTTGCTTGCTGCCTCCGAAACTAGATCACGTGTTGTTTCAACGTAGGTAGATACCTGTTGATCAACCGGAAAACCAAGCACCTCGCTAGGCACTCGTTTTGCATCTGCTCTTACTTTTAGTTTATAAAACATGAGCTCAACCCTCCTTAGGTTTTATTTACTCTTGTATTGTATCACTAGCCCATGCGGCGGCGTGCAGCACGCATCGCAGCTTGAACATCTTTGTGAACTGTTTGAGTAGCGCCAGCCTCACCACCAGCAGGTGCAACGCCACCACCTGAAACCTTGCTATTAACATTGTTGCGTGTATCAGTAATGGTACCCATACGAGCCTGCTTGCCCTCAATAGCCTCTTTCGCCTCTAGTAGCTGTAGGCCGAGCGCAACGCTGGTAATCTCTTGATTGATGCCGGCCGCTTTGTTTGCGGCATTAACCTCTTTCATGTGATCTAGCACTTGCTGTGCACGTATGGCACCTGGATCCTGCATAAAGTTAGGATCAGTAGGCTTGGCTGTGATAGCCGGTAGCTTACCTGATGCAATAAGCTGATCAACTTCGTTTTTCTGGCTAACAAGTACCTCACGGCGTGCGTTTGCAGCTATACGCCCCTCATTGTGCTGGTTGGCCTCGGCGATGAGATCTTGTGCAATGTTCATGTTCTGTTGTAGTGCGGCACTAAACTTAGCCTGCTCTACACCATTGGCAAAGCGAAAATCAGCCGGTAGATCCTCAACGGTTTTAACAGAGTACTCTTTTACTTCGCCCTTAACGCCCTCTTTACCTTGCACGGTAATAGTTGGCATGTTTTCGTATGCATATATAAGTGGGTTGATTGTGCCATCGGCATTTACGCCCTGTGGCAAAGCGCCATCACGTGCCTCAGCGGCTTTGATCTGGCTCTCAAGCTCATCATCCTCAACATCACCAGCCAGTGCTGCTGCATCTGGTTCTGCTGGCGCTGCAGGATCATCCGCAGTAGGTTCTGCGTTAGGGTCGGCCGGTGCCGCTGGATCTGCAGGCTGTGCAGGATCAGCTGGCGCAGCTGGTACAGAGTGATCAACAGGATCTTGCGTACGTGGCGCAGGAGTTGGTGCCGGATCTGCTGCCGGCGGTGTTACAGGCGCAGCTGGTGCTGGCGCAGGTGCCGGTGCGGCTGGCGCAGCTGGCTCACTTGGTGTTGGTGCCGCAGGTGCGGCTGGTGCTGGTGTTTGGCTATTCGGATCCATGCCTATTTTACTCCATGATATATTACGTTGTTTACATAAGTAGTATACCACGCAAAGCAAAAACCGCCGTATGGTAAACCGGCGGCTAATGATATTGCAGCTGTGATTGAGGCTCGTACAGCTAGCTTAGGCCTACACTCAATCGTGCACGGTTATTGTAGCATAGGTTGTGGGTTTGATGGTGTAGGCGCTACGTTATTAGGCATTGGTGCCGCAGGTGCAGGTGCGCCCTGTGGTGGCATTGGTGCGCCACCTGCTGGTACTTGGCCAGGTGCAGGCATAGGCGCTGGTGCACCGAGATCCGTTTCACCAGGCAATGGCATTGGCATGTTAGGCGTGCTCAACGCCTCATCAGCACCAATCTTGGTTTGCATGCCATCAGCTCGGCGCTGTAAACTTTCCATTTCAGCACGTACGTGAGCCACAAACGCTTGGCGTTTTTCAGGTGTCCATACAACATTGCCATCTTTATCAGTACCAGTAACATACTCATCACGCATCATTTGCTCACGGTGAGTATCAATGTGGCCGGTTTCGGGATCCTCACGAGGTGGGGCATACTTGCCGGCCTTAATAACCTCGTAATCCATAAATGCGGTACGATCGCCCTCCTCCTCATCCATGTTTTTGAGTAGCAAAGTAGGATCAATCTGCTCTTTGATAAGGTTTTCGGCCATATCCTCTGCATCAGGTAGTTTAAGCAGGTTGTATAGATCAATGTTTGAGATACGGTTCATGCTTGCGAGCTTAACTGCAATGTTGGCCATGCGGTTATCATCAAGAGGCAACATGCTGCCGCCCTTAACATACACATCCATACCATCAGCCAAGCGATCACGCTGCATCATTATGTAATCAAAGGTACCATCATCGCCGGCAATCGTTTGCCAGTGTTCCTCTGTGTAATACACTTTCATAAAGTGGAAAAGCATAGAATAGTACTTATTGTAGAAGTTATCCAACGCACGGATCAAAGGCTCTAAGCGCCCCTCAGCTTGATCACGCTGCATGATAGCCTCGCCAAGCGTTTCGGTATCAGATGTATCACCACGCATGTTTGGTGGCGTACCAATGATGCTGTGTATGGTGTTTACGAGATCATTTGCCACGTTGTTTAGCCATTGCGGCAAGAAGTTAGGCGCAACCTTTGCTACTGCAGTGCGCACATCTTCTGTATCAACAACAACGCTCTCATCACCATCAAAGTTAAGATCCTCAACATCCTCTTTATCAATGGCATTGCCATTAAATACATTAAGGCCGCCATACTTTTCGCTGGCCTCTAGGATCTGGCGCTTTAGGCGGTTAAGGCTGTGCTGCTGTGGCGCAACAAGCTCAATAAGGCTGGTTTGATCAACTTTGTTAGATCCATCATTGAGTAGATTGATCGTAATGTATGGCTTTGGTGGTGTTGGCAGGTGGTTCTTGATAACATCTTGCTCAATATCATACAAAAAGTGTGGGTTGCGAGTTTTGAGTAGTACCAAGCCACCCATAAAGATAACAAGCTGTTCCTCGGCCTCGCCTTTTTTGTTGCGGCCAGTAACCCAAACCTCAAAGTGCGGCGCAATAGTATCCAGCTGCCTAGCTGTGCCCTGCTTGATGCCAAACATCTCAAAGATCTCGGCCTTTTTCTCAGGGAACCTCTGCACGAGATCGCCGATGGTAACATCATCAATTTTTTCTGCAATAAAGCCAGGGTTGCCATCCAATGATGCACGGTGATCAAAAATAAGCTTAGCAGGATCAATGTGCCTAGGGCATATCTCGCCTACACCTTTGTAATTAACATCATGCACTAGTTTCCATGCACCAACACGCTTTTGCATAAGGTCGTACAACATGCGCTCGGTTTTGCCCTTGATGTCATGCTCAACGCCATGTGCCTCGGCGTACTTAGCAAAATCTTTTGAGATCATGCGACCGGCAACTGTGTTACTCCATGGCCGTGCCTCTACCTCAGGGATGCGTGAGGTTAGGTAGCTGATAATGGTTTGGATAGCTGAGTATGTTTGTGCCTCTTGGTACTGTATAGAGCTGCCACGCAGAGTAGGATATTTGCCGGCCTTATAGTGATCACCAAACAGCATTTGTGCGTTTTTCTTGCGCACATCTTTGAGCTTGTAGGCTGGATCGCTATCATAAAACTTTTCGCTCTCGGCAATGCGGTTGCGCAGCGTAGTAGTGATCTCACTATCGCTTGCATCTATATTAAAAACCTCTGCGGCTTGTTTCTGTTCTGCTAAAAATGATTGGCTGCTATCGTTGTTCATAAAAATAAAAATACCAACAGCTTAACGGCTGCTGGCCTTACGTTTGTAATTATACGTCATTTTGTGCCTCTATCATAGTACTAAGCTCTTTACCAGCCTTGACAGTTTCCGGCGTGTATATTTTGTAATAATAATCACAGCCTCGGCACTTATGCTCAATCACCGTTATATCATCCGGTAGATCAGCCCAATGCACGCCTTTGTTGTTTTCAATCACCAAACTTACATCACGATTTACGGCCATCATAGTGCGGCCACAATGTATAAATACGCACTTGAGCCGCTTAGGCCGTACGCTCTCGCCAGAGGCTAGGATAACAACTACCCACTTTTTGCCGTGCCTATAGCTCATACCACCACCTCCGGCAGTGTGGCAATGGTTTCTAGTAAGCCATCTAGTATTTCTGATTTTATATCAGAGTAATCAGTTACCATGCTTTTGATCCTCAACACATGCTTGGTTAAAACTGCGCCATGCACCCCAAAATCTACGCAATGCACTCCACCGCTGGCCTTTTTGGTATCCCCACGATACACGGCAAAACCAATAAAACCGATAGCTCTTGCGGTGCATCTTGCGATCTAGCACAATCGTTTCTTTTAATTTCATTGCCTTACCTCGGCTGGCGGCACGGTTTTGTAAATATCAGCGTGCGCCATTAGATCAAGTGATTTCATTAAAGCAAAAGCTGCTTGAAACGCTTGCTGCTGGCCAAAAACGTACACCACTTCAATGCCCTGGCTATTGATAACGATCAGCCTAGTGAGGCCATACCTAGGGTTGCACTCAACACGCATGGCAGTGTTATCAGGGTATAGATCGCTATAAACTCTTTGCCATCCATCGTTTGGGTTCACTGGTTGCCTCTCATTTTCCTGGCTGCTTTAAGTAATCTTTTCTTGTAATCAGGTTGCAAGCCATCATACTGGTTGGTTTGCTGATTATATTTTACAGCAATCTTGCTTGTGTTTGTAGTTTTTGGCTGGCTAATGCCTTTTTCTACGGCACCACGCATCATTGCTACCCTGGCGTACATCAATGCAAACCAGAAGTGATCAGGTGCCTCACCCTGCGTAACCCAAAATACCTTGAGCTTGCCTTTGCCATCATCATCTTTTTCGGTCATGCGCACCATCACCACACTATGATCAATCAACTGCTCTAGCTTATCGCCAGGCAAGTGCAGCTGCATTGCACGTGTGCGCAGCTCTCTAACAACGAGATCCATAATATCCGTGCGCTGGATCTTGACAAAGCCAGGCCGGTTGGCAGGGTTAAACTTGGTGATCTTTTTGCGTGTACTGTTGTAATCAAACTCAGCGAGGTAGATGCGGCCAGGGTACTTATCGGCCAGCTGGCGAGGCACAGTAATATCAGGCATGGCATCAATCACCATGCAGCGTGCGTTGAGCGTTAGGAACAGCGCCTCTACTTGATCCCAATCTTTGAACGTGATCACATCAACAACACCCTCAGGTGTCATTACGATGATGTGCTTTGTGTGGCCAACGTCTACGCCAATGTACACATCGGTTTTTGGTATGGTCATGCCGGTGTTAGCATTAACAAACAACGAGCGATCAATCAGGGCATCGGCAGGCGTGTAGGCTTTGCCAAGGATAAAGTTGTACACGTAGCCAGGTATGTTTTTATCATCCTCCCATTGCTGCATGATACGTGCAGCCGGCCTATCTGGTCGCATCATCTGGTTGATCCAATAGCCTCGGCGTGTTCGCTTAGGATAGCGAGCTTTCCAAAAGCCATTGCGCCGTGCATCATCGCTGATCTCGCCACCGCAGCCACCGCAGGCGTAGATCTTGCGCTTAGTGTCTATGGTATGGCAGCGAGGATCAATGCCGGTGCTCTCGGCCGGATCCCAATCAATGTAAAAGCAATGGCCGCAGTGATCGCACGTAACCATCCAGTGCATCTGATCCGAGCCTTGGTAAAGGTAATCAACACCAAAGCCTTTGGCGCTAGGGTTGCTGAACGTACGAAACTTAGGGTGCTTACTGTTTTCTGTACGTGATCGGTATGTACGCACCACACGAGTGTTTGAGCGGTCGTACTCATCACTCCACACCGTTTCTGCAGAGATAGAGATAGCATCACGCTCATCAAAGGCACCACGGTAGAATAGGAACGCATCGCCAAACTGCTTGAGTTTCTGCGTATCCTGTTTGATATGGCGGCTAATGAACTTGTTGCGCTCAATGAGTGGGTTCACCTTAGGTACAACAAAGTCATTAACGATAGATCCCTTGGTAGGAAACACATAGATGCTATTGCGTTTCTCAAACGTAACCTCATGCGCACTGCCAACGGTAGCCCATATCGTACCGCCCACCTGTGCGCTTTTAATCATTACAATATCATCACTATCATCATCGTAAATATCTACCAAAAATGGGTGATCGTAAAAATCAAGTGGCTGGCCACTCTCTGTAACCATGTTATTGTTGATGATCCAGGCGAGCCGGCTATCAGCCTCTAGGTTGATCAACTCCTCTGGCAACAGATCATCATCTTGCTGCTCAGCCTCAACGATTTGCTCAGCTGTTGGTAGCATGTAGGTACGCCTCAAGCCTCTCAGCTACTTGTGCCGGTGTGTGGCCATCCCACTCAGCAGCAGTAACACGCTCAGGTATATCAAACAGATCCCAATACTTTAGCGAGTAGTGGTTGGTGATCTGGCCTGTAGGTAACTGTGCTACTACAACAAACCAGCCGCCGCCAAAACACAGCTCACCATCACTGTGGTGCTTGCTTTTATGTACATCAAACCAGTATGGTTGGCCGCTCTCTGGTGATCCTGAGGCTAGTTTTAAGCTATTGAAAAACGCAGCATTGTAGAGCATACGATAGTGATACAGCTCATCAAAGGTGTGGTACCCATCAGATACCTCACCCATAGTTTGATACTGCTTTACGCCCTCATAAATAGGCTTGCTATCATCAGTTACTTTGATCATTACTTTTTACCTCCATCTTTAATTTGTTGCTTTACCAATGCCAGCATGGCCTTGCGTAACTCAGTAGTAGTACCGGTGCCGTGTACCGGCAATGGCGCATCAGGATCCTCGCCAAGCTCAATGTTTTCTTTTGGCTTGCCAAAGGCACGATCTAGTAGGTTGGCCAATGCTAGGTAATTGCCGCCTTTGTAATCAGCTTGGTAAAAATACTCAACACCAGTAGATGGATCTTTAGCGTTACCGTGCTCATCATGTGGTAGGCTCAGGTAGATCATAAACTCGCTATCATCAAGCACACGAGATACCTTAAAAGTCCACTGCTCATTGCCACGCTCTGCGTTGCCACGCTTTAGCTTACCCATTGGCACTTTTTCACGCATATACAACTTGCTGCCGCCAATGGCCTGCCTAAACTGTGCCGCCAACAACTCATTAGTGCGGCTGGCAATAGTACGCTGCATGGCCTCACGTTGAGCCTTGAGCTCTTTTGTTTTTTGGCTCTCAGATCCAACAGGCCTGCCACCGCCGAGCTTACCATCACAGCCCTCAATGTGCTTATTCATGCTATCTAACTTCTTAAAAGCCCGATTGCACTTAGGGCAGTTAATCACATTATTTAACGTTTTATTCAGCTGTTTTTTCTTACTTTTAATAACCTCACCAACTGCTACTGGTGATTTATCAGGTGTTGCTGCCTTGCCGGCTGTTGTTGCTGTCTTTTTGATCATGGCTGTAAAGATGCCTATTGCTTACAACTCAAGTATAGCATGAGCGGAACAAAACCGCTGCTGCTACCCTGTTTTCATGTAGACAGAAGCATATTTGTTACGCAGGCATGAAACTCAGTATGTGTGCAATCACATCGGCGTTAAATGCGTTTCCAAGCGCTTTATACCGCTGAGTATTACTAACACCATCTGTATAGCCATCTGGCACCGCCTGCAGGCGTTCACACTCTTTTGGCGTTAGCTTACGCACTACCAGCTCATCGCCGTTTTCTAGTAGGTATAAGCCTGTTTTGGCACCCCATCCACCACCATTGGCACTGAGTGTTTTACTCTTGCCTAGAGGGCTATATACACGATTACCCATGCTATCCTTGCCAATGACACCTACCTTGACAAGCTGGCGCACACCCTTTTCTTTGTAGTGTTTCCAGTGAGTGCCTTTATAGTAGTTGGCATCAATGCAATAACTCTTATTTCTATCAACCTCGCCACTCTCAAGAATATCAATAAGCATTATGCCTCTATCCTCTGGCTGTGTGATATTTGGTATGTTAGTCCAAAACAACCGTTTGCGTTGCTGAGCCCCTACAAGCGCAGCATCAATCATAATTGGCTCAACACCCATGATTTTGGTTATTTCATCCTTGGCCTCTTTGCTCATACTGGCCACGTTTTCTAGGATAAAGTACTTAGGTTTTACCTCTTTGAGTAGGCGTACATACTCATAGAACAAACTTGAGCGTGTACCCTGCAAGCCCTGCCTGCCAGCTTTGGCAATGCTCAGATCTTGGCACGGCGATCCGCCGATAAGTAGATCTATGCCCTGTTTGGCAAAATACTCACCCCTTAGCCACTCAATGTTTCCTATGTACTCAATATCACGCCAGTTTTTTTGTGATACTTGTATAGCATATTTGTCAATCTCACTTGCGTAATACGCCTCAACTGGTATATTGAGCTTACTTAATGCAACTCTCGCACAACTAATGCCATCAAAAAGACTTAGTACACGCATTACTTAACCTCAGCCTGATCAATTAAGTGCTCTAGCTGCTGCAGCGCACTACGCTTGTTTTTTTTGGCCAGCTTTTGCAGTTTTTTTAGGTACTGCTTGCTGATCCTGGTGTGTGTGTACTCTACTGGTTTCGCTGATTTTTCCATATCGTTTTGCCTCCTTAGGCGTTTTATGCATCTTAATTAAATTACTGATCTTGCGTGCTTTTTGGTAGCCGGTAAGCTTTGGATCTGCAAGGATCTGCTGCACGGCCGCCTGGCGTTTTGTCATTTGATCAAAACCTCCTTAGGTAGCGGTTTTTTCACAAACGCTGCATAGCTTTCTAGGCGTTTTATGGCTAGCACATGATCATCACGCTCAGATTTCAATGCCACCTGCTTTTTTTCTAATTCCGCAAGCTCTGCATCGCTGAGTATATCTTTGGTGCTTACCTCGCCATAAGGGCAATACTCGCAGTTACAGTCGTGGCCGCCCTTTTCCTCGGCCTCATAATGAGCATCAAGCTTAAATGCCACCTCGCTGATTTTGGCATCAAACGGCTTGAGATCATTAACCATAGCCTTATGGTACTCAGGTATGTTATCTATAAAGCTCATAGCCTAAACTCCTCTCTACCATCCACAAAAGTTACCAGGTGCAGGTGGTAGATGTTAAGCACACTGCGCCGTACAGTCATGTTTTCAATCACTTGGTGATAGTGTTTCTGGCAATAAGTGGCTATGATCTCACGTAGCTCAGTTTTTTCGGCTGGCGTAAGCTGGTGCCACTCGGCCGCCCTACTGTTTGGTAACAGCATGTGGCTGGTTTTATAGCAACTATCGTACGGAAACCGGTTTGCAATGATGTACCAATGCTGAAAACTGTGCAGCACCGGCTCTGCATATAGCGGTATCAGGGCATCATCTATCTTTGCCTGCTGGTATGCAGCCTCGCTGTCTGCAGTACGCAGGCTCATTGGTAGATCAAACTCTGAAACAGTGCGGCCATCAACTAGAGCAGGATCACCGCCAGTGCTTATTTTATCCATGAGCCGGTATAGCTTAGGTTGCCTCACTTAAAGCCCCCTATCATTATCGTTTGTAGCGCCGGTACGAACAGTAAGCCGCCTATAAATGCTACGTCTACAAAGAATAACAATAGCCAAGGCCAGGTAAAATATCGCCCTGAGGCCTTTATCTTTTTTGTATGGTAGTAGTGCATTATCAACCCCTTTCATTTACCTAATGCCTCCATGATCTGCATATCAGCTAGTGCATCTGCACGATCCTCATCAGGGCTGCCATCAAGCTCGGCCTCACAATCAGGATCAACACACACATAGATACGCTGCTCGTATGTATCGTGCTCGCCATTGCGCATAGTATCAACCTCTACGGTTTCTACTGTGCTACCGGCATCGTGGGTACACTCAAACTCGTTATCCTCGTTGAGCTGCCAGGTAGCGCACTCAATCTCTTTGATATGGATGGTAGCCATTACGCTACCACCCCTGGCCACTCGTCAAACCTTTTCTGCAGCTGCTCTACTGCGTGGCCGATCTCTTTAACTGTTTTACGGTGCTCGTTGTATTTGCGCTTAAACACGTACTCATAAGTGCCATAAAAAGCATATTTACCCTCACCGTTTACTGTTGCGTATGGATCAAAATCTGCAGGCTTTTCGTAGGTGGTATCAGTATCGTAGCTACTGCGAGCGTAGATAGTAATTGTAGCTGGTGGTGTACGCAGCATTTCATCAGCCATCGCATCCTGATTAGCAGCATGCATTTTGTAGCGCTCAATAACTACAGGGATGTAATCTCGTGATACCTCGTATGGTAATTGTTTTGCACCATCACATGATGATGTTTGCCAGCCCATACCTGGCCGTTGGTAGCCGTGATGTGCTATTAAGCCGGTGTTTGCCTTAATATCTCTGGCGCAGATCTGGCAGTGAGTTATTTTTTCTGTAGTGTTCATAGTAACCAACCTTATCTATTATTTTTACTCTCTTATGTTACCATAGTGGTAACATGTATGCAAGTACTTTTTTGTATTACTTATCCACAACCTAGTGGCTTTGCGCCCAAACAACAGCACCATAGAGTAGTACGAAGTTTATAGCCACACTCCATATCGTGGTACTAAGGCTGTGCCGGCGTGGTGGCATTGGTTCGCCATCCATAGCTTGAGCATAGATCAATGCGATGATCATCAGTACAACTTGAATAGTAAAAAATGGGTTGTTAAAAATCATAGTACGGCCTCCTTGTTGCCGGTAGTTTTAAGATCATCGGCAATGGTTTCCAGTGCCTCTACAATCTCATCATCGCTAGTATTGAGCAGCGTGTTGCGCACCGCTGCATTTATATCCCTCGGATCATTTACGAGATACTTGATAACTGCGAGCATCACAGCGCCAACATCCATACTGTAGCGCTCTGCAAACTCCTCTATTGTTGTAGGTTCCATGCCACCCCCTTTACTTTGTTATTTTCCAACTTTTATAAAACGCCGCAATATCCGCATACTCTGCCTTAAATAGTGTGCCATCGCCAAGAGGGCACGAGATCTTTACTGGCTTGCCGATCTGTAGGCGCTCAACATATATCGTGTAGGTAGTACCCTTTTTAGGCTGGTTATCACTGTATGAGTTGCCCTGGTAAACCGCATCATACTCAAGTTGCTTTTGCGGCGTTCGCACATCATGGAACGCTGCAGCCTCCTCGGTGCTCAGCGGATCGGCCTCGTAGAAACCAGGCTCGCCAAGGATCCGGCGTATATTTGCAACACCGCCCTCATGGCCAAGCACTTGGTTATCAAAAACTACTACCTTTGCAGGTATATCCTCGCCACGTAAAAACTGCCAGCCCTTAGTAGTAATCAACCAGTGGCGTGCCTTTTTGTGGCCATCCTCTTTGGTTTGCACGATAATACCGTGCTGGCGCATCTTGGATAGCTGGCTACGCTCATTGTGTGTAAGCCCTAGCGTTTCCATGTCAATATCACGCTTGCCGGTTTCTCGTGTGGCTGCAGCCATTTTTTTCATAATGCCGGCCATCATAGTACTGATGCCGTACTTGTATACCTGGATCACTCGCAGGCACCGATCACAGTGGCCATCGTTTTCAGATGCTACCTTTATGATCTCATCAATTTTTTCTTTAGATAAATACATCGCCAACCCTCTCTTTTTTATGCAATGTTACCACTACGGTAACAAAGCGCTAGCATGTTTGTCAAGCCATTTTCTAATTGGCTCTAGCTCATCCTCTATGGCAACCAAAACGTAGGCCTCGCCCTTAGAATATGCCGCCAGTGCGCCGGCCGTCTGCAGGTAGCGCCAGCAATCATCTTTTATGATACCCACGCCCTGCTTTTTACCTTTACCTTTGGTGCTGATTAGATCCTCAATGCTCTGCTGCATATTGCTCAGATCACGCTGGATACGATCAGGCATAACAAAAAAGTACCCTATGTACACCGGCTCAATTTCAAGCGGTATAGGGTACTCTCGTGCGGCTGCAGCAACGATGAGCTTTTGATCCTTAAACCATTGCTCATGCTCGGCGCTCGGCGCACTCGTTTGCCGGCCATTTATCTCAAACAGCCGGCGGTTGTTTTTCTTGCTTGGTACGATCCCATCCAATCGGAACTCTAGCATATTAGTAACACTGTACTTTAGTTTGGCATGTGTATTGCCAATCACTCCATTGGCCTGCTATGGTGTACAGCTTGTTGGCTATAGCCACGTTGTTTACAGGATCTTTTAGCCACTCAGTGAGTAGCGCCCTATCAACTGTGCCAGTAAAGCCAAGCTGAACGGCCAGGCGGTGCTTGCTTAGTAGGTTTGGATCGCCCTTTAGGTTGATCTGAAAACAACCAATGCTGTAATCGCCTGTGGCGTGATTGTCGTTAAGAGTGTTGGCATTACCGCTACTCTCGGCCATCATCACGTTATAGGCAACTGTTTGGTTCCAAGATCCATACTTAGTGATCTCGGCCGCACAGGTGCTAGATGGTGCCGGCGTTGCAATCGTAGCCGGCTTAATTTCCGCTTTAGGTTGCTCTACTACTGGCGTTGGTTCCGGCTCAGTTGTATCTGGTGCCGGATCCGTCTTTTGTTCTGCAGGTGCAGCGCTTACGTGCTCTGCTGGTATAACCTGCTCAAAGTTACTGATCGTAACTGGTTTAGGTGTTACTAAACTATTGTTGAGTGCTACTGCGGTAAAAACCGCTAGTATCGTTGCAATTATTGTACGCATGATCTCGGCATCAGGGATAGTCGTTTGCGCTGCCTTATTGTTCCTTTCGTATTGCCCTTTCATTATACACTACCTGCTTTTGCGTGGTATGTACGCTGCGGCAAAAACTACTATTGCGGCTATCGCTACCTCTACGAATAGAGTGGCTGCGATTACCTGCAGTACCATAAACGCTAGTGCGGTGAGTTTCAACAGCTCAAACGCTGCTCGCACACACCATTTGATCATACGATCTGCTACTGGTACTGCCTTGTTAAGTTGTTTCTTGATCCATTGCATTTTGTTTTTTCCTTTCGGTGGTTTTAGTTTTATGCTCTTTCATGTTACCACAGTGGTAACATAATGTCAAGCACTTTTTACTGGTATCACCTTACGGCGTATTGCTTTATCATACAGATCGCTGATTTTACTGAGCATGGCTTTATGGCTCAGTTGTAGTTGT